AATAAGTCTTGTGCGAGTTGGTCTCGGCTGATTTGCCCCGCTAATTCTTCAAGAACTAAATCGGTTTGAGCTGAGCAAACACCAGAAGCCTCCACAAAAGGTGATTTGCCATAGCTGTTGATTGTTCGAACATAAAAATAATACGTATGTCCTGCTTTTAAATTCTCTTGCGTCCAGAAATTCCCTTGGCCAACTTTGTTTGTTTTGGTGATCACTTCATTTTCAGAAAGATTAGCGAGTTTTTCCTCACTAAACCAAAATTCAAAGGTATAACCCAAGAGAGCACTATCACCTTGTTTTGGCGAGACGGTGAGGCTGAACATTCCCGAAGTAACATCAACCTTAATGGGAGCTGGCGGTGCTTGGATAGCAAAATCACTGATAGCGGGTGCCGACATTGCCCCCGCCATATTCGTCGCTCTAACTTCAACACGATAAGTTCCTCGTGCTAATCCGTTAATATCAACGCGCTCACCCGGCACCTGAATAGATTGAATCACTCTACCGTTTTGAAGGATATTAACCGTGTTGTAGCGCACATCAGACGCCACATTCTGCCAAGAAAGCATACCTTGAACAATGTCACTGACGGCAAGTGGAACAAAAGCAAGATTAATAGGGGAAGCAACACCGCCAGTGGGTAAACTCACAAACGGCGGACGCTCAAACGGTTTACCAATCACATCTTCATATAAATAGGCACCATCCTCTTCCAACGTTAAAGCCACACCGTCTAATGCATGGAAAGACCATTCGGCAATACGGAATTCCAGCCCACTAATCCCCAAAGAAGGTAATGCTAAAAGCACAACTTCCCCCGGACGATAAGCATAGCCGTCTAAGTTCATCGTGAGTTGAACCCGTCTTCCCGCTTTCTTTTTGCGAAGATATTGGCGAGCTAATCGTTGGGCTTGATAAGGGCTGGTGACAAAACGATAGTCGATGTTCTCTCGAATTTCTAAGCCATCCTCTTTCACCCATTCGTCTACAATCACAGGCGTGAAATCCGTTTTTGTGTACAACTGTTCGGCATCAATAAACGTGCCATACACCGCATTGGTCGCGTCTTTTAATCCTGTTTCAGGGGTACACGTGACGGTGCCAATCAATTGTGATTCGGTAATGGTTTTTATTGCCGGCCCATAATAAGCGCCGATTTGAATACCGTGTTTTCCTGCGGTGAATGTTGGTTCCGCGTTAATACATTTGTGCATCGCCTCCAAGACACTGGATGGACTCTCATTTAAATCATAGGCGCCATTAAGGGTATATCGCGGCTCAAATCCGCCTTCTGGCAGACTCACTTTTTCATCACATAAATCGGCCGCCTGTTTAAAGCTGTCAAAGTCAATATCCGTATCAGGTACTTTTAAATAATGGCGGTAATAATCCAAAATCACTAAGACCCCATTGTTACCCCACACAGTTTGCCCAGTGCGAGGATCAAACAGATGTTTTCCCCAAACTTCACATTTCACATTGGGTAATCCATAGGGGAATTTTTCTTGGTCAAACGTGAGTGTCACACGTAACCACGCTAGACCTCGACCAATCATATCCTCTTTCCATGACGGGCAATTTTTAAGCATAAAGGGATCGGCATCTTCCCTATCGTTATGTAATTCCCATGAGGCTTTATCACCAAAAGTCTCAATTAAATCGTCCCCTAACCAGATTTTCCCAATTTTCTCTATGGGGTGCCCTGCTAACGCTAATGCCAGTGTGATTTTTTCGTTTTCATCTTGTTCACCCGCCTCTTCTTCGGCGAAGAAAAGCAAACCCGATATCACTGTTTTTCCGACGATCACGGTTTCAGGGGCAGACGATGAACGTAACATCTGTTTGCGTTCACTGGTATCTCGATAATTCATGGAAGGCAGTTTAGGCTTAAAGATAAGCGAACCTGCGACTTGCACCGCGACGCCTGCTGCCATCAGCGCCATGCCCATCGCAGAGGTGACGCCTCCAGTAAATAGCCCCGCAATCATTAAGCCCGCACCCACGACTTTTGAAATTAATCCACCACTCCCACCCATTATTCCACTCTCCACGCTTTGATTGGGTTAATCTGCACCGGCTTCACGCCTTGTGGGGTTACGCCCCAATAATGCCTCGCCCAGACCACCGCTAAACTGTCACCGTCCTCACCTTTGAACAGTACAAGGTCGCCACGCTGAACGCGCTCAATCTCAATGGATTTGAAATAGCGTGATACGGCTTTCTCTAAGGAGCCAAATTTAGATTTGAGCAGGTTGAAGGCTTCGGCTTTGGTTTTATAGTGATTGAGATAAGGCTTTATTGGAGAGAAACCACATTGTGCGTAAATACATTCAGAGGCAAAAATACAACAATCAAATTCACCCCATGAAAAAGGGCGACTCATCGCCGCCCTTATCGTTTCTGGTAACTGGAGTGTCCAGTTTTGTTGTTTCATGGTATGTTATATTTCTTACTTAAAAATGATTTCAATATGTTATGGTTAAAAAATCCTTAGCCATATTGAAAATTTCTTCACATGCCCGTTTTTGATCACCATCATAATCTTTATTATTTTTTTGGCTAACTCACAAGCCGCTGTTGCCTTGCCTAAATTAAATGAAGACTCACCAATTTTGTATACCATCAACTTGCACTTTTTCACTAATTCTGGAGTTTCTTTATCTTCACAAACTAACTTAGCTGTACTAATTAAGATTGACTCTGCATTAGCAGCTTGAATGCTAACTAAATGAAAACAAATCATAATGATAATTAAGTGAAATTTTCTCATTTCTAATCCTGTTACTTATAAATAAATGCAGGTGCATCTTTCTTGCTGCCCCAATAAATCGCCCGTTCAGCCATTTGAGCGACATAGCGAAAGATGCGATCACCTTGTCTTCGAGATGACCACGACTCATCGGTAAATCTATCGGGTAAACCGATTGACCATCGTTCGAATCGATTAGAAACATTAACACATACGGCATTTTCTTCGCCAGACACTACATTAATCGATGTGATTTGTCCGACAAATAAGACTTCAGCAAGCAACGGTTTTCCCTCTTCACTGATGGCGACCATCATCAACCGGACTTCGCGTCCTCGACTTTGCTCATTCATCACCATTCCCACCAGCGATTTATCAAAACCGGCTAATTTAAGCTGTAATTGTGGAGGACTGGTTGTCTTATTTTCTTTTAGCTGACTGATTTCGCCTAAACTGCCCACGCCCAAATAAGTTTCCCCCGCAATAATCAGTTGCCCAACACCAGTATGCGCACAGGTGACGCCTGATTTCAAATCGAGTCTGGCGGCTAAGACGATATAAGCCCCCTCATTAATCACGTTGACCATGGCGTCAGAAAATGGATGATATTGCATTAGTACAACACCTCCTCAAAAGATAACGTGATATAGGTATACCCCAAGCGACAATGCTGAAATTTACCCTGTTCATTATCAACGAGCCGAAAAACCCCAAAAGGACGCTCAACCTCGAGCATTTCATTGACGGTAGGTGATGTTCTTAACATCGGCGAAATAAGAATAATGGCATGTCCTTGATTATCACTGACCACATCCGCCACCACCATTTTGAGTTCATTACCCACAGTTAAGCGATCCCCTTGCTGTAATACGCGCATATTGCGCTTCCAGTCCTTTGTTTCTAGCCGATTACCCAATTGACTCGGTATTGCAATACGAGGCGAACCATACCCATAACGCCCTTTTCTTATCCAGCTTGATATTTTGACCCGTCCCGACATGCCATCCAATGAAGCCACTAGCGCTTCTAACTGGCGCGATTTCTCTTCATTTAAATTATTAAATGTCAGCTCACAACGCCAACGACTTCCTGGAAAGCGTACCGTCTGGCTACTTCCATTAAATGGCGAGGTAAAGGTTTTGCTGTTACTCAATAATTGCCAGTTTTCCTGTATGGGGATCACCGCTTTTGGCCATTCAAGAATAGACATTTAAACTCCTAATGTTCTGCGTGCTGCGCCATTACTTTGAAAGTCTTGTAACATCATCGCGTGAGCTTTCTGTGCGCCTGCTTCTGTCCCTTGTTGTGCGGCTTCTTTCATTGCTTGAGCAAGTACAGCGTCACCATTTCCTGTCACCGTAATATGATTAACGACCGTCATTTGCACCCCGCCTGCACGGGCTAACGTCGGTTGCGGTGTAATCGGTATTCGCCCTGCGACCGCCCCCACAAAGCCCCCCGAAGCATAACCTTGCGCCGCATGCATTAAGCGATAGAGATTGCCGACACCCAATTTAGCCGTCGCTTCTTTGGTAAAAACAAACTCGCCACCATGTACAATCCCTTTAGGTTCGAATTTCCCGCCATGCCCCGTATAGCCACCATAAGCATGCCCTTTGCTCATCCATCCCATATCAAAGCCCATTGCCTGCCCGCCTGCTTCAATGGCTTTGAAAACCAGCATTTTCATCACCATTCGAGTGATATCGGAGATCACCGCATTGGCAAAATCTTTAAAGCTTCCTTTCCCCGTTAAAGCAAAATCGGCTAACGCATCAGACATATTATTAAGCGCATTGGTAGTGACGTTTCTGACGTTCTCCATCACATCCATGGCTGACTCACTGAAATCCGATAAGCCTTGTTTTAATCCCACCATCGGATCACCTTTCATGGCCTCTCGCTTCCTCAGTTCTTCCTCAATCTGCTGTTTAGTGAGTTCAACATTACGTTGTAAGTTCGCCAGCTCTTTCTCACCTAAATCCACACTGGCTTGCTGATACAGCACATCAATCTGACGAAGAGCATTAAGCTTTTCTTGCTCTGCGCGTGATTTTCCTATCAGGGTGGTTTCAAATTGCATCTGCTCAATTTCTTTACCGCGATCATAAGCAAATTGCGCGACCGAATTGGCACGCGCTAAGTCATCAATGGCTTTCGCTTTTTCTTTGATCGTCTCAATGGCGTTGGGATCGATTTTTAAGATGGCATCAAACTTATCTTTATTCTGTTTGATATCGGCTAAGGCGGATGTGTATTCATTAAAGGAAGAGGTAGTGCCATACCGCTGAATACTTTGCCCATCCGCAATCAGTGAGGCTTGTTTTTCCTCTAATTCCGTCAAGATTTTGATGTACTGTTTGGCATAATCAATGGTTGATTTATGGCTGGGCTTATACGTCCGTTTGGCTTGCTGTGCCAGTTGTGCCTCAATTTCCGCTTGTAAGGCTTTATCGTAGCCTTGCATATCTGGCGTAATTTTGCGTGAAGCCAATACATCTTCTGCATTTAATTTCGCTAATGCCTTCCCTGTGGCTTGCGCTTTTGCCACTGAACGTTGCGATTTTTCAATCGATTCATCAATCTGTTTAGCAATCGCCGTGGCGGCATTCACTTGGCTATTTGTCGCCTGAAGCGTGATATCAATGAGTGATTCATATTCAATGCCTAAACTCTTTAAACTCGCCTTAAGTGAATTGATAACGGCATCAACATTTTGTAATTCGGTGGCATAGCGTCTATATTCAGGGGCTTGATCGCCCACTTTTTCTTTGAGTGTCGCCAACATATTTTGCATATTGGCTCGCTGACGCTCTAAGTTATTAACTTGCTCTGCATATGTCCCCATCGCAGCATCAAGCTCTTTTTGCTTTTCAGCTACTCGTTTAAGGTATAAATCCTCCACACCTTGTTCAGTAAACGCCTTTTCACTCTCAACGCTGTATTTTGATAGACCTTGTAAGGAAATAACCTGTTGTTTAAGTTCCTCGATTTTCTCCAATTGCGCGTTAATGCCCGATGAAACTTTGCTTAAATTCGCCACTAACGTGGCATTGCTCATTTTGTTTAACGCTTCTGTTGATGTATCAAGAGAATTGGCAAATTCAATCGATTCGAGTTTGGCTTGTTTGACATTTTCGCTGTATTCATACAGTCCCATGCCCAATGCCGCCACACCGGTCAACACTAATCCAATAGGGCCACCCGCTAATCCCATAACACTGTTGAGCGCTCGCCCCACCACCGTTGATTGACGCCGAGCGGTCGTTAATGCACGTTGAGCAACGTTTTCTGCGGTTAATGCCTGTGTATAGTTTAAAGAGGCTGTTCTTGCGAGTGACTTTGTGGCGATAAGGTTATCGAGTGCGATTTTTTCCGCGTTAGTGCCTCTAGCAACTTGATATTCCATTTTGGCTCTATTGAGCGCCGATGTGGCGGCTTCTTTATCTGCCCATGCCTTCCTCACGGCACTGGTTGCTGCCACACTGTTTGCCTCTGCACTCTGTAATGTGGCTTTGGCTTCATTCAACGTTGTCTGATTTTTCAGATAAGTGGCTTTCGTCCATTGAGAAAGTTTTGCTACCAATGCCGTGACGGCGATCCCTTCAACCACTTTAGCGACTAACGATAGATTATCGGCAAGAGTGGTCATCCCTGTGGTAAAAAGCTGAGTCGCACCTGTACCTTGATTCGCTTCACCGATAAATTTTGTTATCGCCGATTGAAGATTGGTGAAACCTTGGCTAACCGTTGTCACGCTGGTAGCAAATTTTTTATCCACACTGTCGGCTGCACGTTCTAAGGCTTGAATGACTTTCTCAATCGTCATTTCACCGTCTTGGGCTTTCTTCCTTAATTCGCCCACACTGACACCCATTCCGTCAGCGATAGCTTTCGCTAATGCAGGGATTTGCTCCATCACTGAATTCAGCTCTTCGCCACGTAACTGCCCCGAGGCTAATGCTTGACCAAATTGAGTTAATGCCGCTTGGGCTGCGGTTGCACTCGCTCCTGAAATCGCCACGGCTTTTGAGACGGTTCCCGTGAGTTCAGCGACTTTTTGCTGACTTAAGCCTAAGCGATCGGCATTATCTGCAAAACGTTGATAAACCTGTGCTGTGGCATCCAATGATTGATAGGTTTTTTGGGCAATATCATAGACGGCTTGTGTGGCTTTATTTAACTCAACGGAGCTTTCTGTCACCAGTTTTAAGCGGTTCTGTAATTCCGTCCAACTATCGGCATAATTAATGACTTGATGAATGGATAATGCACTTGCGGTGACACTCGCAAAACGGGCAAAAAGCGCCGAAGATTTTGCGGTTTGCGATACCATTCGCTCTTGTTGCACGGTGATAGCTTGAAGGCTGACGCGAATACTTTGCCCAAATTGTTCTGTTTGGCGCTGGCTACGGTTGATCGCATTTGTGAAATTTGCCGTATTCAGCGTCAAATCAATATTTAATCTACCTAATGCTCCCGCCATAAATTCAATCCTTGGGATGAACACTACAAAAGCAAACTTTCACCCTGAATAAATGCAATATTCCTTGTTATTTGCTATTGATTTAATTATTGATAAACTGAAATTTCGAATAATAGAGGGGGGTTTATGAGACTTATTCTGGCGTTATTACTACCTTGGTTACAATTTTTCACGATTGGTCGCCCATTTGCTGGCATCTTTTGCCTTATCCTACAAATCACCTTAATTGGATGGATCCCTGCGGCTATCTGGTCGGTTTATGCCCTTTCTCAATACAATACGGATAAAAAAATTGAGAAAATGTCTCGCGGTGGTTAACGATTAAGCCCCACTGATGTGGGGCTATCGATTAGCTAATACACTCTCAGTGACATTATCCCACAGCTCTTCTTCCGTGATTTTCTTCTTCCACATCGGCATAAAATCCATCAATTCAGGCGGAGACGTTTTCGGATCACGATTTATCATCGCAAGAAGATGCGCCACTTGTGCCATCCGATAATCCTCTCGCCATAAACCAAAGGGTTGTTTGCGATAAAAAGCTTCATATTCACACAAGTGGCTTTCGGGCATTTGCTCGATTTCCGCGAGGGTTTTTCCCAATGCCAGCGACAATATCAATTGAAATTGTCGCCGTTCTCCAAGTTTTTTTCGCTATTCCCCGCTTCGGCCGTAAACACCGCATTAGAGAACCCTTGTCCTAATCGATTAAGACCTTTTAAGTCTTCTTCATTTTCAGCATCAAAAAGCAGTTCCCCTTTTTCATCACACAACTTAAAGGCCAACATTCTGGCGACATCATATTCATCGTAGACACGATTTATCGCCTCATTAAATTGTTCAGGATCGTCTTCGTCTAAATAAATGTCTTGCGCTTCGGCGAGCTTAATTTTAATTTGACGAAGTTTGCGCTGAATGTAATTCATGGTGCCAACATCCAGCTCTTTGACATAAAAGGTGTTGTCTAAATAGGTAAAAGGCGTCACTTTTAGTGCTTGGTTTAACACTAATTCACGCAATAACGCGTTAGACATAATCACTCCTAAAATTTTTATCGAGAAGGGAGAAGAGAAATAATGAAAGAGATGAGTTAAGGGTTATTTCTTCGTATTCAAATAATCACGGCCAGACAATTTAATCGAGATCCCCGAATCCATCATTTGTCCCACACTGCCATCAATGTTCATGCCCGTTTCGACGGAGCCGTAGTAAAACATGGAACCTTCATCTCGTGTTAATACCATTTTCACCGCAAATTTTTCTTTGCTGTTTTCATATTTACGCAAGAGTCGTTGCACCTCACTGGAGCTATACCGTAAGAAAAAGGTCAATTTAATTGAACCGTATTCCGTATCACCGGATTCATATTCCTTGCCATCACTGCAAATGGTGGTGACATCAATTTGTTCAGTCGTCGAACCGTCTTTGCTGAAACTTTTTACCGCACAGAAATTATTAGACCATTGAATACGTTGTGCTTTGGCGTTTACAAAATCGGTGGGTAGCGTTTTATCACTCCAATCCACTTCGTCGCACAGGGTCACTTTATTGCCATCAACCTGTGCAACAGGAAAACGCCCATCTAACTCCCCGAGTCCCGATAACATAATCATGTCATCGGCTTTCAGCTTATTATTGGCGATAGTAATGGTTGCGGGTGATAACGTCACTTCCGTCACTGTCATAGCCTCCCCTAATCCGGTTTGCACAAAGATCTTCGTGCCGAGGAAAGGCGTCGCTTTATGGTTCTTTGGCTTTGTCATATCCATTCCTTATTTATCTGATGAAATCATTAATTCAAGAACAAGCCGATGCAATTTGACATCCGCTTCATACCCAAAGACCGCATTCATCCGTTGTGCGAATGGGATTGCCGCAACAATCTGAGCCTCGATTTTTTTACGCAAGACCATCAGAGGTTGTGGCTGTGGCGCATACACATCAAGTTGCACACGATAGTTGTCTAAATCTGTATCCTCCAGCGCACTGTTAGGCGTGATGCTGGCGAACTGGATCACAATGGCGGGATAATGCCCTTTGCCTTCGGGTAATACCTGAAAAAAACCCTTCCATCGACAAGCGGTGAAAGGGTCTCTTTTAATTGCTGTATCATGATCTCTACCTTGCTTTTTCAATATCCTCTTTGAGTGTTTGAACAATCACTTTAGCCGTCGCTTCCTTTTTTGCTTCAAAGCTGGGGCGCATAAACGGTTGTGCGGGCATCTTGGCGGTGCCAAACTCGACAAACCACCAATAAAACGGATCATTCGGGTTCAATGCTGCACTTTTCCCCGTTGCCTGTTTAAAGGCAGACACCTTTTTACCCGATAATGATTTTACCCAAATACGCGTTTTGACTTGTCCATTGCGCTGCACTTTCGTTTTAGAACGTATATTGCGCTTGAGGGTGCCTTTGCGCCGATGCGGCACCGTTTCCTTAAGGATAGGCACTCGATGTTTGATTTCCCGCTTTAATTCCATCGCTCCCGCATTCATCGCTTTTCGGGCAATACGTTTACCCACATTATTTTCCAATGTCCTTAAGCGTTGCGAGAGCTCAGACAGTCCACTGATTTTAATCTCACCCATCATTCACGCCCTCTTTGCACATTAATTGAAGCTCACGATGGCGCTCTTCAGGATCAATAATGGCAACAATATCGAGTATACGTGAGCCAAAACGGACGCGCATAGTGGATTTTACCTGAGGGAACCAGCGCATACGTATTCTGAAAGTAGTTTCATTTTGCATCTGTTGCGCCTGAAAATATTCACGTCCACGTAGAGGTTCAACACTTGCATGAATATCTTTTAACACGTCACGCCAAATGACCTCATCCCCACTTATCCGATTAGGTTTGGGCTCAGGTTGTTGAAGGGTGATGATATGACGGAATCGTCCTGCTGCAGTCCCTATCATTGTCACCTCACAAAATAGTCGGTTTGTGCATGGACCCCAACAAACAGGTGACGGGATAAGGCAGCATTCCTTGGGGATAAAGCGCAATATCGACACCTTCTCTATCCCTATCTCTTATACCAATTAAGATTAAAATAGCATCCTTTACTCGATAAAAATCGGGGGATTGCTTAAGTTTCGTTTCGTCTCCTTGAAATCGTTCTACCCAACTTTTCACATGATCAAGGACAGCTGCTGTCGCCGCGTTAATTTTTAATTGCAAATCCGCATCATCAAAATCATGATCAATACGTAAGTGAGATTTCACCTCCTGCAATGTAACGATGTTCATCATTTCGTGTCTCTCCCGTCTCGTCCACGTTTCACTATCAACGTCCAGCCTTTGGAATGTAATTCCCCTGGCTTGTCCTTGGTGGGTTCATTACAGTGCCACAATGAGCCCCCCCAAGTGACTACATCCCCTTTTTGATAAGGCAACGCTCTGTTTATGGCAAAAACACCTTGATATATCATTGTTGGGAAAACATATTTGGTTTGTACCATCTCCCCATTGCTTAGTATTGAATTAACTAATAAGGTCCTTTCATCTTGAAGTGACCAAGCTAGGCTACTGCACCCTCTGACAATGCACTCCCAACCATGCATCCCTTTTGTTTGCTCGTAGGCGCGCCATAATCCCCCATGATGTGTCGCTAGAGTGCCACGCGCATAACTTTTGGTTTCATCAATATCGGGAAGGATGTCAATATTAAAGGCATCTTTACCATCTCGACCATCCTTGCCATCTCGACCGTCTTTCCCGTCTTTCGGCACAGGAAGTGCTTTTACCGCAGCACTCACTTCAGACATGACAAATGCTTTAACCTCTTCTACGGTGACACTCGAGCCGTCTTTACCATCTAAGGGTTTGGGGAGTGCGGAGATAGCCAAATTAATCGCCGAATCAACCAGCGGTTTAATCTCTTCTAATGTCACACTGTGACCATCTTTTCCATCTCTACCATCTTTAGGCATAGGAATAGCCTTGACTTGCTGAATAAGAAAAGCATGTAAGGATTGTTCAAAGCTATTTTTTTCAGCATCAAACCACTGTTCAAGGCGATTCAGTGAGGCACTGGCTTGCTCTTCTAACAACAAGAGTAAGGCAGCAATATCATTCTCTTGTTTCTGGAGCAGTTGCTGATAAAGTGACAGCTGTTCCATTAAGCTATCAATACGCGCATCACGCTTCGCTAACGCATTATTCACAGCCTCAATCAAGTTATCGGTAAATTGTTTTTCACGTTGATTCACTTGATACACTCCGCAAAATAGTGTTTTTCGTCCTGCACCGATGCTTCGCTCACGGTCTCCACAAATAACTCGCTTTTATCAGAGGATGTCAGCATTTTTTGTTTATCTCTCCATGATAATGCCGCCAAACTATAATTTTGTTGTTGCAAATAAGGTGTATCTCCGCCCTCGACAGGCGCTAAATTCTCCTTCTTACGCACTTCATTCGGCGATAACCACCCACCTTTAATTCCTTCATTGTGAGCTTTAAAGCGTGTTGCGGTATCCATTCGCATTAATGTGTCTAAATCAAATTCAATTTTTTCAGACAACGGTAAATCAAGACCTTGAGCCAATAAGGTCTCAATAGCTTCGATATGAGACTGTAAGCATTGGGAATAGTATTGCTGATCTAATGCTTCAACATTATTGTATGAGGGAACCTCTCCTAGCCCGACTTTATACAAAGGAACATGAAACACCGAACAGACAATTTCAGCCGTCAATCTCAACTGTTCAACTAACTGAGAATCGACTGGGTTAAATGAAAGAGTTTTGTACTTGGCATTCTCTGTTAATATTGCTGTTTTACCCGCATTTTTACCACCATAATTCGTCTCCCATAATTTTTTTAGCGTGTGAGCGTCCTCTTCACTGATTTTGCCAGGCACTTCGATAACACCGCTGGGCTTACCCCCATTCACAAAGAGATGTGTGGCATTTTTCATGATCACTGTCCCTTGTGCCGCGGATAATGCACACGCATAAACAGGCGGTAACCCCATTAAGGGATGATAGAGACAATTAAATCTATCATGGATAATCTCTCTAGCGGGAACCGTCACCGATTGCGCTATTCCTGAAATATTATCCGTAGATAATTGGTAGAACACCTCCCCTTTATCGGTTATCAGTGGTTTAACGCGGTTTGGATCCAGTATTTTCAGTTCTTGCACTTTTCCTTTAGGTGTTCGCACCTTAAAAACAAATGTATTCCCCGTCGTCAATTTTGAATTGAGCCAATTTTCAAAAAATTGATTCCTGGTTTGTAGCGAGTTAGGTGTCACTATCACCGTGTAAGCACCTTTATTTTGCTCGTGCCATACCCCATCATGCCCTTTTCGTTTTAATAACAAGGGCATTTTAGCAATATCTGAGGCGATTAATGTCACACAGGAAAAAACAGGATGGTAAGTTAATACCTCTTCTCGGCTAAGCGCCATATTTTGCTGCCAAGCGCCAGTAAAAGGTTCTCTGAAAATCGTGAGCCAACCTTCTCCGAGACCAGCCAGTCTCTTAACCACGGCCTGGGCAATGTTCGTTAATATTGGCATAAAGTCCCCAACCCATGAAAAAGAAAGGGGCTATACCGCCCCTTATGTTACTCTTTCGTCTTTTCAAGCGATTCGACACGTAATGTGAGTGCCTCAAGCTCCTTAGAAAGCTCTTTTCCTAAGTCACCGTTCGGATCAGCTCCCCCTTTCTGCACAGCAGTATTTAAGGCTTCAAAGTTTTGATTGGCTTTTACGAAAGCGTCTCGCAACGTATCGCCTGTGCCATCATTGGCTTTTTCGCCCACATTAATTTTCTGAATGACAGCCATTAATTTATCCTCCTATGTGTTGTGTCTGTTGTCACTTCGGCGTTGTCCACCGTGATCACTTTGGGCTTTTATCTCCCCCTGTGACTGTGCGGTAGTTGACACCCGACACATAGGCCACTGCTTCTGGGCGACGTTTGCGCCAATTGATAAAGCGCTCTGCACGAATAGCCACACTGTTGGTTTGGAACATGCTCACCAATTGGGCTCCGGTCCCCGTTTTACTGCTGTTAGTTGGGCTATCTTCCATTTGTAAAGACGCTTCACGACTCGCATCAATTACCACCTGACCATCATCGGCAAGATACACATCTTGCGCGTTAACCAAAATTAACTGTTCCCCCGCATACTGTGACACAATCGCAGGTAAGCCTTGGAAAGCCCCACCGAGGAAACTCAAATCAGGGTACATCTTCTGACCCAATGGATTTTTCATTTTTGATAAGGCTAATGCTGTCATGGAAGACATGATCCAAACACCACTTGTCGGCGAAAGATTGGCTTTCAGAAAGGCTTCAAACACTGCCTCAACATCCGCTTCAGGATTGCCTGTTGATGGGATGGCTTTCACACCATGCGTAATGGAAGCGGGTGACACGTTTGTGACTTCGGCTTTGTTAGGATCGATGAAATCAATATCAATGCGTTCAATGATGGCAGCCGCCAAGGCATTACGTACAAGGGTATCCGCCGCGGGGTTGCTAAAGCGCACTAATTCATCCGTCAGCACGGCAATGTTTGCGACTTTTGCAAAGCCAAGTTGAATAGATTGAAAATCAAATTTAGTCAGTGGTTTGGGATCACCTTGCCCCACCCAATACCCTTTTCCTCCGCTGATTTGTCCAGGGATACGCACATTAAACGGAATACGAAACAATGACGGGATCCCCCCGATACCAAATTGACCAATAATGGTTTTAGGGCGTAAAAAGTCAATAAAATCACCCGCAAAATGTTGATAGTCCGTCAATGTCCCCGCCCATTGTGGATCGGTCGTTGTCCCTGCGTTTACCGCCGCTTTGAGTACATTCTGTATGCGGGGTTGCTCTGGGTATTGTGATTTTGCAATTTCCAACGCCTGTGTTGTGTTACCTTTTGAAGCGGCTAAACATTTCACATAACGAGCAAATTCAATGCCTGGCGCTAATTTTTCGTCTACTTTTATAATCCCGCCTCGCAATTGAGAGGCTTCACGAAATGAGTTTTGCTCAACATCAATCGGCTTAGCTTGTTTGGCTTGGGAGGCTTCCATTTCACGCAAACGCACTAAATGACTATCTACTGCCTTGATTTCCGAGGTTAAATTATCGTACTGCTCTGATTCTTCCACATCCAAAGTACGACCTTCTTCAGCTGCTTTGTTCATGATATCTAATCGTGCCGCATCATTGGCCGATCTTTTCGCTTCGAATGATTTAATTTGTTCGGCAATATTCATCGTATGTTCCTTATTAAATGCATTTTTTGCTGAAACGCCAGCGGATAATTGAGAAGATAAATGGACAACTCGCCTTGAGCCAGACGCAGCCGGCGGTTGAAACATCGATTTAAGGGTTTGAAGATGACAATCCTTATTGGCGGGGATCGTCACGACAGATAATTCCGTCCACACCCATTTGGTAAATCGGATCCCTCCCTCATCTAAAAAAGCATATTCCAACGGTTTAAATCCGATAGAAAGCCCTTTCACCAGCCCAGACTTCATGGATTGCCACGCCTCTTCGAGTCGTGCAGATAATCCCGGTGGACTGGCTATTTGGGCTATCTTTGCTTTAATTTTGATCCCATGTGGTGTGACTTTCGCGTCGATAACTTCGCCAATAGGTTGTTCCATGTTGTGCTGCCATAGCAAGGGAAGCGGTAGTGTAAATACGCCACCTTCTGGCTCGACAATATCGCCATAAGCATCAGTTGACGGTGTTGTCGCCATGCCCACGATTTCTCTGTCTTTTTCATTCACTGATTTAATCGTTAATAGACTGTAGGAACGTTGATTTTCCATGCAGACTCCTTAAAAAAAACCCGCCATTGGCGGGTTCTAAATAAAATAAGATTTGTATTGTTTCTGCGGAGGATCAGGGTTTAATGCCATCAGTGATATCGCATTAAACAGCGCCATCAGTGCATCTATCTTCGATCGACCACTGGCTTGCTTGGTAATCAGTATGGCATTCCCTTTAGGTTCAACTCTTGCATTACCCACACACCAATTCATTAAGGGCTGTTTAGCATGAAATAACACTTTTTCAGCCAGTTTTCTTTCAGTGGTTTGTATGGCACCGCCTAGCCGCCACCCTTGAGAAATCCCCACAATAGCATCTTGTTCAATGCCTCTTTGCACGATTTCATCAAGTAATCCCCCAATTTCTGAAGGGTCAATGCCAATTTTATCCATCAACCTTGTCTGATAAATTCGTTCAACAATATCAGCCACTTCCTTCGTGTCATCCCCTATTTGTGCAACGAGGGTGAAATCACCGTCTTTTTCAAAGTCGAGCAATTTGGCCACTTCACTTTTTCGACGCTCAAACACCGATGAATGCCCCCAAGCATGAGACCATGACAACCATTGACGCGTATTTTTACATCGCCCCACTATCGATAAACCGAGCAAATCATCTAATCCGCCACCATCGATACCGACAGTAACCACCTCTGAACGACGAAGGATTTCGTCAAGCGTCAAAGTGTCATCTGTTTGTGGCTCCCAAAAGTCCGCGCCCACCCAACGCTCAGAACGCAATGCGAGCCCCACTTCCACATTGGCATGTTTTGCCATAAAACCGCGAAAAGAGGCATCTCCTGTCTCTTTTGCTTTGCGGAATTCTCGCATTAAAAAAACTTCATCCACCGAATACCCCAAATTGGGATTTACCATGGCCATGTTTTCCGCTAACAAGTGCTCTCCTCTTTCTACCATGTCATGTGGATGTTCAAAAATCACAGGGAGAAAGTTAGGGTCATGAATTTTGCCGTCACGCACATCACGGGCATACTGTAATTTTTGCTTAAATACCCCTGATGGAGGCTCATTGGATTGAGTCGTGGTATACACCACAAATCCCTCTGGTCGAGAAGCCAATCCCCCTATCGCTTCGCGAAGCAAATCGTCCGCATTCGCTTGTTTGCCAAACAACCACAGTTCATCAATCAGCGTTCCTACTGACTTAATACCTGAGATCGTATTCGCATCGGCGGCTAATACTTTCAGTGTGGTATCCGTATTTCTATGCGTGATGGTCCTAATGTGTGTCTGTACTTGGCACAAATCATCCAAATCTTCATCATACTTCACCATATCCCTTGCAGGGTTAAAAGCATTTGTCGCGACCTCAACAGTAGGTGCAATGATGGTATAACTTGCAGCTTGGCGCCAATTTAACAGTAACGCTGTCATCATGATCCCCGCAGCTAACGTGGATTTGGAATTTTTCTTTGGGATAAGGACAAAAACTTCAGTAATATATCGCCGTCCCGTTTGCGCATCATACGAGCCAAATAGCGCAGACACTAAGTCAAATATCCATTGAGCACAAGCTTCACCAAACGTTGGGCTGCCCGGAGCATCAACTATTTTTAATTGCTTAAAGATATTTAACGCAAGCTCTGCCTGTTCAGGATATATCGGTGGAGGAATGATCGAGCGCCCATGCTTTATTCGCTCCTCCCAGTCAGGGCAAGCGGTAGTCCAATATGGCATAGTTTAACCCTTGTTGTTGATGATTAATTTTGGGGGAGGCATTGGTGAAAAACGATTACCGGCTTTTTTCGCTGCTTTCTTCTTTTCGTCTTTTTTGCCACAGTCCCCTTTCTTACTGCACAGATAAGGTGCCAATTTTGCGGCGGCATCAAGCGATAATTTAGGGTCGATGTCTTTATTTTTCATCATGATTTCGGCAATCACGGCCAGAGGATCAGGATAGTCGTGTACCTGTGACGACCTCTCTTTATCCGTGATAACAGCGTTAATGTCAGAATTAACATTGGAGTTAACTCTAGAGTTAATTTTTCGATTAATTGTAGGGTTAACTTTATTGCTAACCTCATGATTTAAATGATAATTAACTTCAGTGTTAACGTCAAAATTAACCTTAGAGTTAACTTTTTGATTTAAATGAGTATTAACTTTAGTATTACCATTAATACTGCGCCTTAGATAAGCTGTTACATCCGGATCTTTGGCTAACTGACTCCCTTTTACCTGAGCAGTTTTCTCGCTGTATCCCGCTTCAATCGCGGCTTCTCGTTGCGTCATCCCTTTTTTCAGGGCTTGTGCAAATTTCTTTTTTCGCCCTGTTAGCATCACTTTATCCTTACCTAAATAAGGTTAACTTCTTTCAAAAAACAGAATTTTTTCTCTGAATGAGAGGGGGCGAGGTAGCCGAGGCGATCTATTTTTATTTTTTTCACCTCCCCCCCTCTTTGCTGTTAGCCTCACATTAGCGAGATAATTCTTCTTTTGTTTTCTTTCGATGACATTCAATACAAAGTACCTGACAGTTTTCAGTGGTGTCTTTTCCACCTTTAAATAGAGGAATGATATGGTCTAATTCAAATCCATCAGGGAAAGCTAACAAGCTCCCACATGCGGCACAATGCGGGTTCTCTTGCCACTTTAATAACCTTCGTTTTTGCCGTTGTGATCCAGTCACTCGCCTTGTGACAACATCTAATGGTTTAACCACTTTCGTCTTTAACACGGGAATACGTGGTTTTAGTACTTTTAATCGACTCATGATGTGCGATCTAGCCTAATGATATTAGTGAATGATTGACAAAATGATTTCACTCCCTTTTTTCTACCAACAACTGACGTTACTGATAATGCCCAGAAAATAACAAAACGGGTATATTCATTACGTTGAGCCTCATTATCTCTTGGCTGTGAGCTCTTTTTTATTTCCTTTCAAAGAAAATTCACTTTTATTAGCTTATCCCTACTAAAGGTAAAATTGACCATTTGAGACATACTGTCGGTAAACTCGTCTTTATTTCGATTAAAGATACGAGTTACTGATGGCTCATCTTTGTACGCAAGTAATTCTTAAAGTTGCCTGTTGGTCATCACCATTATCAAATAGAGGGATTTCATCACCTTTAAAAACTAAGGATTTATTCATAGCGTATTACCTTCATTTGAAATGAACCCTCGTTCACATAGAAAATCAGCCCGTCGAAGCTCGCCAGCTATAACTGACTTTCTCGAAGGCTCATATCAAAGTGATTGGATTCGACGTTTTAGAATTGCTCTGTGAATGAGCAATGAAATGCGTATAAAAAACCACCAGCGGTTACCTGATGGCTATCTGTATACACCACTCAATGAATGTGATGTCTCTCCATCATCACGCCCCTTCTTCTACCTACAGCTGACTTTGCTGATAATGACCGAAAAAATAACTAAACGGTGGTATTCGCTGTTTTTGACTTCTCTTACACACTCAATGTGAGGAGAACATGTCATCGTTAATGTATGAGAACAGCGACAATGCGACGCTGACTATTTGCATAATACGAAAAGAAATTATATTGTATAAAAATAACTACAATTTTGTTGTTTCATTTACTTTTTTCAGCCCCCTGTGAGAGCCCAATTCACAGGGCTACTTTTTTACTTTATTTGGTGACAAATATTTTACTCTAATTCTCATTTTTGACGACATTACATATCCATACTATTTTATTTAATTGATATCTTGTTAGTATTACCCAGCTTCTCATGCTGGGCTTTTTTTAGTTCACACACTCCACTCTAATATAATCCTGTAACCCCAAAATCATTTGCTCTGACTCTGCAATTCGCTCTCTGAGTAACCAATAATTTCGGATAGCGGTGTCAGTAGGTCGGGCGGTGGTTGCAT